AGGGCGTACTCCAGGATCCACTGCTCAACTTGCTCAACCGTGATCCTCCCCCTTCCCCAACTGTCTTTGAACTTGCTGGTCTCCCAATTCTCCAGTTCATCCGCACTCACGTCTTGACGCCCGCCTTCCTTGATTGGTACTTTAAGCCCCCCACTTCTGTCGAGTCCACCATCGATGTGCTTGGCGTGATCAATGGGTCGAAGCTCCACCCCGACGTGTCCCCTTTGGAGAAGGACACTTCCCTCGGCACCTTCTGGAAGAATTACTCTCACCCTGACGCTTGTGGCACTCGCAAGAAGTGGCGTGTGCTCACCTGCCTGTCCCATGGCGCTGAGTGTCCTCGCGATGACTCCTGTCGCTACACTCTCATCCCTCCCGCCATGGACGCCGTCCGCACGATGCTCATTGAGTCTGAGACCTCTATCCCACGCACCATTTACAACTTCTTCCCAAAGGATGAGCCCCTCGTCTGTCCCAAACTCCGCCCACGACCCATCTTTGGCTCGCAGCTCCCGTACCAAATGGCGGTTAAGATGACTACTGGCCCCCTCTTCTCCGGCATCCATCGCCAAGCCACGGCTGGCCCCTCAATTGTTGGTCTCAATTGCCTCAGCACTGATGCCGACGTCGTCATGCGTCGTGCTCGTGTTGCTGGCAAGTCCGCTGTTGGCGACCATGTCGGTTGGGACTGGAGCGTTTTCCAGCTCCTCCACCGCTCTGCGACCACTGCATGCAGTCGTCGCGCCAAACAACTCTACCGCGACCGCCTCCTTGCTCGAATGATTCGTAACCTTCTTCGCGCGAGCTCCGATCCTGAGCTCGCGTGGGAGCAGGTTTCCATCCTCCTTGCCCGTATTCTTGCGAGTGGTAACCCTGTTTGCACTGACTACAACACCCTCGCTCACAGTATCAAGATCGTCACTTCCTGGATGGCCGACCGCATTTCCTCCGGCCGTTCTTTCTCGGTTGAGGAGTTCATTGAAGAACTTGACGTGCTCCTTTATGGCGACGACTTCAATTACTGGCCCACTCCTGACCATGACACTACGTTCTCTTGTGACGTCTATGCCTACTGGTCTGAGGCTATCTTCGGCATGCGCATTTCTGCCGCGGACAAGAAGGGCCCTCCTCCTCCTTGGACTCCCTTTGCTAGCCTTGAGTTGCTCAAGCGCCACCCCGTCGACTCTCCTATTGGAATTCGTCTCGCCCTCGACGAAGTCTCGATCGCACGACCGCTCCTCTGGACGCGTGACAATTCACCCCTTGGCATGTGCTCCGTGTTCAACACCACCCTCATTGAGAT